GCAGAAAGATACTGGAATGGGACTGGTATCCAGATATAAAGACGTGTCGGTTGTTCTTACACATGTTGTTAAAAGCCAACTGGAAAGATGCAAGCTTCCGTGGAGAAGAGATCAAAAGAGGATCATTTGTCTCTTCGACATCCGTTCTTTCGAAAGAAACAGGGTTGTCTGAGAGCGAATTAAGGACAGCACTTTCGCATCTGAGAAAAACAGGTGAGATTACATGTAAAACCACAAACCGATATACCGTATATACGGTGAATAACTATGCAAGATACCAGACTGAACAGAAGAATGAAAAAAAAGAAAAGCCGACCAGACAGGAAGAAAAAACGGAGAAAGACAATGGATCCGTTGAAGCTGTCATAAAAGCCTGGAACGATTTGGAAAGATACGGGATAAAACCTGTAAAGAAGATAGAAAAGACTTCCAAGAGATATCAGAATTTGCAAGCAAGGCTAGAAAGCAACGGTTTGGATGATGTCTTGAAAGCAGTGGACAATGTGAAGAAAAGCAAGTACTTACAAGGAAAAGTGAAGAACTGGAAGATAACATTTGACTGGTTCGTGTTACCAAACAACTTTACAAAAGTTTTTGAGGGACAGTACGAGGATAGCGGACAGGAGAAAAAAGGATTCAATAATTTCGATGGCCGGAACTATGACATGAATGATT